GTGGACATATTATTTAATGATGCTAACTATTCAATAAAATTATATTGTGAATATTTAGCACCAATTGAATCAAAAAGAGTAATCATCTATGATGAAATGACAAATTTAGGAATATATGATCATAGAGTTACTATTAAATCGACTGAATTCTCAAAAGAAAATGATGAATATTATAATAAAAAACTGAAAATTGATTCTAAATACAACAAAAGAAAGCGAAGAATCAAAAGACTGTTAACACAATATTATGGAAAAGGATTATCTAAAGAATTTATTTCCAAAGCTATTGAAGAAGAAATATGCTCATATTTTCATTGGGAATTTGACACAATTAACAATTATGTGACTAATAAAGGACTATTTTGGAATAAAATGGGAATTTATGAATACAATACTGATTTTCGAGAAACAGTTCAAATTATAGAACAATTTAAGATTAATAGTATAGATACTTTAATTAGTGCATATGAAACTATTAAAGAAAGGTCAGTATCAACTGAAACTGAATCTTTAATTAATGAATACGATAAAATAATAAGGAGTTTAAAAAAGTATGAATATCAAACTAATAATACCGAAAAAGATACACAACAAGTACACTTATCTTTTGAATAGATTCAAGAGTTTGGAGTGGTCTGGCCCTGCTTGGTATACAGTAAAAAGAGATAAGGATGGTTTTCCTGATGAATGGAAGATCGTTCACTTTCACCCTTTAAATTTGGGTAGTGGTGCTGCTACAGAGTGGGAGGCTAAGGACTTGGCTTTAATTGTCGAAGAAACCTACGCTCTTATGCCAAGCTTGTCTAAGGCTTATATGGGCTTGATACATAGTCACAATACTATGGGAGCATTTCTTTCTGGGACAGATACTGAAACAGTTCAAGAAATGGCACCTGATGAAGGGTTTTATGGCAGTTTAGTAGTGGCTTCTGCTGGAAAAGCTTTACATGCCTTTGGATTTGGCTATAAAGATCAATATAAGGTACGACATTGTCTTTTGGCAGAAGAAGAGGATATAAGTATACAGATACCTGGACTCAATCCTCTTACTGAATGGATATCTGAAGCTGATCTCATTGAAAAGAATAAGCCAGTACCAGTTTATGGACAACAGGTAAGCTTGTTAAATAAGCATAACTATAAAAAGAAAGAGCCTATTAACATTGATGATTTAGGAAGTAAAAGGTTCTTTGAAAGAAGAGATAAACTTTTGGATAAGCTTTCTAACTCTCAGAAAGTTAAAATAGAAGCTATTCTTCTTAAATGGGATGCTGCTGAAATGACTGATCTTGAATGTGAAAGACAATTGGTATTAATAAATCTATCTTATACTCAGATTACAACTCTAATGGATTGGGCAGATGATAATGTAACAGAAAACCTATACGATGGCTACGGAAATAGTTTAGGAGGTCATTTTGGTTACTAATAGATTCTTGAGGAATAAGGATATAATACCTCAAAGTAAGTTAGATCATGTAGGCATATTAGGATTAGGAGGTATCGGCTCACAGCTGGTACCTCTTCTATCTATAATGGGATTCAAAAAGATCACAGGATGGGATCATGATACATTAGAAGAACATAATTTGAGTACCACAATGTATCCTCAAGGAGCATTAGGTAAACCAAAAGCTGATGTAGCTCAAAATGTTTCAAGAATGTATGCTGTTAAACCAGATGGAATGAAATTCTATAATGAATACTATGATGAGAACAGTCCGACAATGCCTAAGATGATTACTTGTCTTGACAATATGGAAGGTAGGCTTATAGCCTATAATAAATGGTTAGAGCAAAGCAATAGACAATTCTTCATTGATTTAAGAATGGGAGCTATGGCTATGGAAATTGTTGTTGCCACTAAAGACAATGATGATTATCTAGAAACATGGATACCAACTCATGAAGTGGAAGAAGAACCTTGTACAATGAAGCATACTATTTTTACAGCATCAATTGTTGGAGGATTTGGAGTAGACCAAGTCTTTAATGTTATTGCTGGTAGTCCATATTATGCATATATTTGGATAGGCTTAATGCCACTTATAATGCGAACTGACAATCTAATTGTAAAATAAAAAAAGGATAGTTATGGATATTCAAGTAAGAAAAGTATCCACTGACTGGACGAAATTACCCACTGGGTTGACCTGGTATTTTATCGGGCAACCCAAAACGGGTAAGACAACTCAAGCCAGTAAATGGAGTCCCAATGGAGCTGAGGGATGTCTATTAATAGATACAGACTTAGGCTCAGATTTCGTAGAGGGAGCTAATACAGTTACAGTTACCTCTTTAAACACACCTACAAGGCCCAAAATGGTTGATAATAAGCAAGTTACAGAGAAAGGTAAACCTGTTGTAGAGGTTGTACCAAGTAATGAACGTGGTTATTATAATAGAACTGGAGATACTGTTGGAGAGACAATAGAAGTATACTCTATGGTAGAGATATACTATTGGTTAAAGGAAAATTTAAAAAAATTACCTTATGACACTATTGTCATTGATACCATTGATAATGTAAATCGATGGATTGAAGCTGAAGTATGTGACGAAAGAGATCAAGTAGCAATGGGAGAAGGTTCTTCATGGGGTGCTGACTGGGCACAAGCAAGAAAGAAGAATCTTGACATTGTTAAAAAATTCCAAGTATTGTGTAAATCATTAGGTAAAAACTTAGTGATTATATCACATGCAAAGAGTACCGTTATAACTGACGGTAAGAGTCAGTTTGGGCCTGAGCTTCCAAGAGGATTAGCTTATGCTTTAACTGCGAGTGCAGACGTGATAGGGTACGCTATGGCTAATAAAGAAGATGGTAAGTTCTATCTTTCTTTTCAGGCATACGATGAGAGAACTGTAGGCAGTAGGCTGAGACCTCTAGCCCAGAAAGTTCTTGAATTTGACTACAATAGCGTAATGAACGAAATCCTAAAATACAAAGAAGAATAGGAGGCTTAAATGCCATACAGAGGTTCTTTCAAAGAAGAGTCGACAAGCACAGGAGGTGTGAACTTTCTTGGTTTTCAAGAAGTTACCCTAACTGATGTAATTGATAAGTCAGATGATTACCCTAATATGGATATGTTTCTAGAGGTTTACTTTAGAAATGAAAATTCAAAGTATCCCTGGAAGTATGGACTACTTGGTTCATTCGACAGAGAAACTGATGATACTGTATTGGGTAGCAGCAGCTTATTAAAAAGAATCTTGTATTTCACTGATGCAATTGGCTGGGCTGGCGGAGTAAACACCACTGGTAAATGGGTTGACGATAAGGATGATGCTATAGAAAATATAGCTAGTCTTCTTAATGCTCAATACACTAAACCGAATTATGGTGTTTCTAATGATGACACTGATCATAAGTACTACATTTTTACTTATAAGAAGTGGAATGAAAAAGCTGGTAGAGCATACACAACTGTATGTCCCAAGATTGTACAAAATAACGAACAAGGTCGAGCTGATCTTGATAGTTATATAAAATACATGAAAGCCAATAAATTCATTGTTGAACACGATGACACCAAAGTACCTGTTAGAAATGGAACCATGTCCAGTACCACTACTGGTGGTTCCGTTAACACGTTCTAGGTGGAACTTTATCACGAAGTAGCAATAGGAAGCCCTCGTAACAGAGGGCTTCTTATTCCTCAAGAAGAAGTAATTGATGTTATATTAAAGCATGGTAATAAGTATGCTGTTTATAAGAGTCTATATTTATACGATGAAGAAGGAAAAAAATATCATAACCTTAGAAAAACATTTAAAGATTTTTTAGGCAAAAGATATATAAAAGATGTCTTAATTGATATAGATAGAGGTGACAATTCTGATGAATATACATTAAATAAAACAAGAAGTATATTATTTGAATTAGAAGAGTTAGACGTACATAGACATTCTTACAACATCTATTTTAGTGGAACTGGATATCATATAATAATAAGTGATGAAGTATTTAATTTTCCAAAAGGAAATATAGACTTACCATTTATTGTTAAAGAAACTATGAATAATTTATTCAGTGAAATAGATTTAGCAGTATACAATAGAACATCAATTTATAGGTGCCCTAATACCTTAAATCAAAAATCTAATCTATATAAAATTCCATTAACACATAATCAAATTAATGAGTCTACAGCTGAGGAAATACATATCGAAGCAAGTAAACAAATTATAATTGAAACTGATCCTATTTGGGGAGATGGTGAGTTAGAAGATAAATTAATAACTGACGTTCCTGAAATAAGAATTATGGAATCCAATGTAGAGCCACGAAATGTAGTACCCTGTGTTCAAAAGATGTATAGACTTGGCCCAGAAGAAGGATCAAGAAATAATACTATGATGCGAATAGCATCTCATTTCTTTAGACATGGTATACCTAGTGTAGCTGCTAAAGCTGCATTATTAGAGTGGAACAATGGACAATTGAGAAGTGATATAATCATTAAAAAGGTAGAGGACACTTATCGTGGTGGATACAAATATGGATGCAAAGATGTTTTAATGGCTAAACATTGTCAAACAAATTGTATTTACTACAAACGAAAAGATTATTTGATAGATGTAAAAAACAGTGAGGAGCTACAATCAGAATTAGCAGAGAGAATAGAAACTGATTTCTCTGGAAGAACAATTGATTTAGCAAAATCACTCGGAGAGTACAATAAAGATGCAACTATATATCCAGGTGAATTAGTCACTATATTTGGATCAACAGGTGCAAATAAAACAGCATTAGCTCAAAATATTGTATTGGGTTATAATGCTGATCATGATCAAATAATAAAAGAAAAACAAATTCCAACACTATTCTTATCATTAGAATTATCAGGATATGTGATGCATAGAAGAAACTTGCAAATAGTTTCTGGAGCAAATAAAGATACAGTAATGCAAAATTACAAAAGTCTTTATAAGTTTCACAAAGAAGAGTTAAGTCACATAATTATGCAATCTGTAAGCCCTACAATACCACAAATACAAGAAAAAATTAAGCAACTGCAACCTAAATGTGTTGTAATTGATTATATTGACCTTGTAGAAGTACCTTTTAATAAAAGAGGAGAGTATGAAAAACTTAATTACATAAGTCACTCTTTATCTAATATAGCTGTAAATGAAGATATAATTATTATACAGATATCTCAGGTCTCAAGAGACTATTCGAGAAATCAAATAATGGATTTATATGCAGCAAAAGGCAGTGGAGCAATAGAAAATGCATCAAGAAAGGTTATTGGTATAACTGGTTCAGCTGATAATGCAGAGAAAAAAGTATCATTATATAAAAATAGTGATGCTGATCTCTTTGAAGCTGAGCTGGAATGGACTCCTTCTTTCAGATTAAAAAGAAAGAAGCCCGAAGTTATACACAGTAAGATAATGAGTAAGAATTTCACAATGGTGGAGGACTAATGGCAACGACAAGAGAACTTGTTGGAGAACTCATTAATGTAAACCAACAACTGGAACATATGGAACAAGAAACTGACATCGACATGGAACAACACAAAAGCCTCGAAGAGGCGAAGATGACACTCCACAGAGAAGTTAGAACTAAAATCCAAAATGTCGACTACTTTATGCTCGAGCTTAGCAAGAAAGAATACTCAATTGATGCGGAGCTAGAAGCACTGAAAGATGAAATCAGCAGATTAAAATCAAGGCGAAGAGGCCTCGACAAAACAAAAGACTACTTCAACAAGCAACTACTACCATCGGTAATTATGGAAATTGGTAATAGTGATGGAGTATATGAAACTAATACCGCAAGGTATAAGCTTTATGAAACATTTGGCCCAGTTGAAATAGAATTTCATTCTATATCTGATGATTTTAAGAAAGTTGAGATAGTTCAGAAGTTAGATAAGGCAAAGGCGAGAAAGGCTGCAATATCAGCATTTAACGCTAATAAAGAAATGCCTGATGGTATAAGAATAAAAAAAGTTAAAAGAGTAAAGCGCAGCTAAGTATTAATACTTGTATGCTACATTCTTTTAATAATAAATTGTATGGGCTCAGTTGATCATTATAAATCTTACTAAGATGGGCGGGTAAGTCGTGTACTTATGTACATATGTTAATCCTTTAATGACAGTGAATATAGACACCTATGCTGAGCCCTTATAATTATGAAATATGATAAAGAAACATTTCGAGAAGTATTAGAACCTCATCATCGTACTTATTGGAAGATTGCTTATAAAAAGCTACAGAGGAAAATGCAAAGCCTCAAATCCTCCCTTAAGAAACGATCTGAAGATTCTCAAGTTTTATTCATGATTGAGATGGATGAAATTCGTGAAATGTTTTATAATAGTTATGGTGACGGATGTAAATACTGCAATAGAAAAATGACATTAAAAAATATGGTATGTGATCATATTATTCCATTGGCTAAAGATGGTGATTCTGTTATTGACAACCTGCAGCTAATTTGTAAATCATGTAACACCAGGAAAGGCCCATTAGATGAAGATGAATTTAAATATCTTATGCAATGGGTAGAACATTTAAAAGACGAAACAAAACAATACGTGCTACGAAAGCTAGCTAAGGGAGGAAGATACTAATGAAAATTAAAGAATCAGAATGGATAGTAGAGGGATTAATTAAAAAGAATACAATCAATGTAATGAATATTTTTCATGATGATTGGTGTAAGTCAAATACAAAAAAAGGTCGTAAGGCCAATTTATGTAATTGTAATCCTGATATTGTTCTGAATGAATTAAAACAGGGAAAAAAATGAATTTAACACACGAAGAAACAAACCTTGTTATAACTGGACTGCAAAATATGCGAGCAGAATTATATATAAATAACAATTTACCAAAAATGAAAATGGTAAGTGATGTAAAAAAACGAATAGAAGACGAAATGGAATAAAAGGATTTAAGTCAAAAAAAAATAATGTTTGGCGACATTATAGAGGTAGGATCAGAAACAGGTATCGAAGAAAGATACAACGATTTATTACCACCCAGGAATTGTGAAGTATGTGACTGATGAATAACAAACAAGTATTAAAAGGTAAATTAACATATCTCGAACAAGCTCTACTTGAGGCAGATTTTACTATGAAGCAAATGACGCTTAGAATAGACGAAATGCAAAGCAAAATAGACAAGCACAAAGAGTCTGGAGACCCAAAAGACCTCGAACAGAACAATGACTTAATAATCCAGCTTATCAAAAAGAGGTTAGATGTAGGTGCTAAGGAATATCATCAAAATGTTCCTATAATGCCACGAGATGATATAACGAGAGATAATTTTTACGAAGCCGTCGAAGAAGCACTTGACTTATCCGTATATTTATCAGCATATATGTTGAGGCTGATGGAGGAGAAAGAACAAAGAGAATTCGAACCGACGACAGCAGACGAACACAATACAAAAGAAGCTACTGACTTTGGCCCACCTTATAGTGCGGCTCAATGGACTACATTAGACGAAAATAAAGCGAAACAACAAGATGGAAAAATCATATCATAAAAATTATATGTGGAGGGTATACCCAAGACATCCAGAATATTCTAAATACTATAGATTCCAAACAACTGATCCATATATATCAAAAAAGATAAGCAAAATGAAAAAAACAAAATTAGTTAGCAACGGTTTGAATACTTACCATAAAATATATGAATTGAGTTTTAAAAGTCCCAAAATAGCTTTAAATGCCTTTAAGCGAGTAGTAGGTCAAAAACTCAAAGAAAGTGGCGAGAGAGGCTTATTTTACGCTGAGAGCCCCCATAAATCGACCTTATAAACTATACCTCACATAAATAAAGAGTAATAATAATTAAAAACAAAAAATACCCCAAAGTAGAAGTAATATGGTTCGACGCAGAAGAAAGTGGAGACGTTGGTTGGAATGACCTAAAAAAGCAAATAAAATACGCAAAAGAACCATCTCCTATTATGAGAAATATAGGGTACGAAATATATAGAGATACTGATCACATTTCATTATTACATTCAATTGGAAAAAAGGAATGTAGTTCAGTGGAGAAAATTCCAATATCTTGTATAAAAGAAATTATACTAATTACAAAAAACAAAAATTAAATTTTACTCATCTTCATCTTCTTCGACTTCTTTTTCTTTACGTTTACCGAATCTAGGCCCAAGTGTAGGCTCATCGCCATACTTTTTCATTTGTGCTGGTATTTGTTGATAAGGTATACCACTTATTTTCTCGACAAATCTATAAGGATTTTCTATAAGCCCACCTTTTCCACCCCTTAGAGGGTTCCCAAAAATATCATACCCAATTCTACCAAATGGAACCATACTCCAGGCAGTATATCCAGCTAACTGTGACCAATCATCACTCATCATAGCCTTAAAACCTGCTACTAATGGTCTTCCCATAGGAGGAGTTATTGCTTGTAATGGAGCTATAGCAGTAGGCCAAGTTCCATAAAATGCTCTACTTCTTTCTTTTTCGTTACCAAATGCCCAATCAGCTAAATCTTGCATCCAAGCCCAAGGCTGAGGTAAGCCATTTTCAAATATAGAGTACATAAATATATTAGAAAGTCCATACATCATCATATCAGTGATAGCTAATCTCTTAAATCTTTCAAATTCTGGAGTATTTTGTTTATATCCTCTTAATTTCGCCTCCCTTATGATATCTCCCCTAAATCTTACTGAATTCCACGCCCACAATTGAAATCTTGTTAACATTTTACCAGCAGCAGACCTAGCAAAAGCTGGTCTAAAAGGAGCAGAATATAAAAACTGTGTAGATTTCACGCCTTCTAATCCCATTTTAATAAGAATAGGATCGTCAAATCTTTTTATTGCACCAGCAAACTTTGTTTTTGCCTGTAGATAATGAGCCAGAAAAGCATCTCTACGCAAGGCTCTTTCAGGTGCTCTCATGAACCAAGCTGCTTTATTGAATACGGAATCGGCTAAGCCATGCTTTCCCGCCAAGCTTATCAATGATCTATCTGCATAATTAGGGTCTTTACTTATAAGGGGAACTGCTTCTTTGAAGAATGCTTTCC